CCGCAGACTATACAGGTGGTGTTGTCTCATTTACGCCACAAACAGTTAACGGTAGAGGTGCCTTGTGAAGTTCAAGGTTAAGCAGGATTACGCCCAGTTGCGGCGGGCAGACTACCCGGATCTTCGGGATCAGCTAGACGCGTTTTGGAAGGGTGGGGTTGATCTCGAGCAGATGAGGGAGAAGGTGCTGCAGGTTAAGCAGAAGTTCCCTAAACCAGTCGGAGGCGACAATGCACAAGGGTAAAGAATGCGTGCTTAATGCGCCAGTTAAGCCGATTAAGATGGAAAAAAAGAAGCCGTCTAAAGGCTACTCTGCTCCCAAGAAGAAGGGGTAAAATTACCGTCCATGAGTTGAGGGGGTTGCTATGCCTGCTGCTAAGCGTATCGATGACGGTATCCCAAAAGCGTTTAGTTTGGCCGGGCACAGGATAGAAGTAGTTAACATCCCCCGAAGTAAGTGGAAGAATGGAAAAGATTGCGTTGGGATGTGGATTCCGGACAAGTACCGGATTGAACTGCACGGTTCTTTAAAAGGCACAAACCGCCAGCAGGTTTTTCTGCACGAAGCGGTGCACGCTATTCTAGACGTGGCTGGTTACTACGAACTATCAGAAGATGAGGCCCTGGTAGACAGGGTCTCTCATCTTCTGCACCACATGCTGGTGTCGATGGAGTAGTTAGCTTTCTCTAGGATCTAGCCCGCGAAGCCATTGTACATACCAACTGGCTTTGCCTGCCTCTTGCTTTGGGTCGTCTTTTTCTCCATCCCGCCACAGGTAAGCCATGGCGCTGCCTTTGCAGTACCCACGGAACTCTTCTTCCGTGAGGCAGGCTCGTAGTGCATCAATGCATTCAACATCCCCGCGCCGATAATGAGACGGGTTGACGGCGTCTTTCTTGCTCATTGTTTACCTTTTCCTTCCAAAGTCTATAGTCGTACTGCTTGATACCACGGTTCATCGCCGTGGCCATGTAGTACTGTTTAATGCCCCAGAGTTCTACCAAGTCCTTGTACTTGATACGCTCGCGGTTGGTGATGGCTTCTCTTTTGCGTTGTAGCAGGAATTTGTACTGCTCAAACGAAAGAGTGAGGTTGTACCTGGTGGGTTTGGTGTAGTGTGTGAGTCGTTTACGCATAACTTAGCGCTGTTTTAAGTTCTGAGTTTTCACTTTCTAGGGTCTTAAGCCTTGTTCGCATATCTGCTAACTGGTCTTTAAGATCCTGAATTTGATTCTGTTGGTTAGTAATTAACTGCGCTTGCACGTATGCAAGGTTGTCAGCTCGATCAACTGCTTCACGAAGCACAGCTATTTTGGTTGTGTCGTGCGTAGCTCCGAAATGCAGCTCGTCTGTCATTACGTGGCTCCTATTGCGTAGCCAACCCATATGCCGCAAATAAAACCGAAGATGATTAACGCGAGCTCTGTAGCTGTTTGCTCTGCATGATAGCTACGGTACGCTTCGAGTTCTTGTTTTACGTCTTTTAGCTCAGCTTCTAGACTGACTTTATTAGTTTCCATAGGTCCGTTATCTCTTGTTTAAGCCGGGCGTGGTGGGCTTTTTCTTCCCGTAGTGCTTGTTCAAGTTCTGCGATTATTTCGCGGAGTTGGGTTGTAGTTGCTGGTCCTCGGAGTATTTCTTCTCTCCAGGAACCGGGTGGACTTATGTTGTCGATTGTCATAGAGCCTCGGTGCTGGTTAAGCTGTGTATCCATTTGGATACATCGGTGAACGAAAGGCAGCTAGAGACAAAGTCCTTTTTTAAAACTTCGGTTTCCCATGCCTTGTGGGTCAAGACGATGGCGGATTTCTCGCAACCAATTACTACTGCTACTGGTTGGTTCATGCTGTGAAGCGTGTTTAGCCAGTGGATTTGTTGCGTTGTTAATGAGGTACGTATAGGGCTTGTGTCTCGCTTGGGTAACGATTTGACGTACTTATACTCAACAAACAGTGTGCGGGCGGGGCCTGCGTAAAATGCGTCAGGCACCCCGCCTGCAAACGTGTCATGGATCTTCCACCGGAAAACCTCCGGTGGAAGATATCCATGCACAGCTCGTATAAAGCTGTGTTCGTTCATCGGCTAGAGTTAGCCAATGTCCCGACCGGAGTGCTGGGCATAAACTGCCTTCGCGTACTCATAGTCTTCTTCGGTGGTCCAGCCTACGAACTCGGCTTCGAGGTTCATGAACTGGGCACCGGCTTTGTTGGTGACCGAAACGGACTTGAGTTTCCACAAGCCAGAGAATCGATTGCCACCTTTAAGGCCGATCATTGAGTTCCAGTTGCGCGAAATACGCATCTTGGAGCTGGAGAAGTCCATGATTACCGGAGTCTTGTCGAGTTCACCTGTTTCCGGATTCTTGACCAACAGAACATGCGAGTGCGTGTCTGTAATGGTGTAATCCTCTGGCTTGGCCTGCAACTTAATAGCTTCTTGTGCTTCAGCCATTGACGTGAAGGAGCCAAGGATGCCGCCACCCGAATCACGGTTACGCCATACGACGAACTCGTTCTTGAACAGGAGGCTGATAACGTACAGCTCTTCGCCGTAGTTCTGACCCGTCAACGAGTTTAAGAAGTGACCAGGCTCAGCGCCTTGGATGTACTTCGAGTTGTACTTGTCTACCTCGTCCGACATCTTCTGGAGAAGCTTGACGCGGGGGATGGTGACGTTCTGGCCAACGTTCTCGTTGCCGAGACCGGTGCCTTGCAGGACGTGTGCAGGAACGTTAGCTGATACAAGAGCGATTGCGTTAGACATGTTTACTTATCTTCCTTTGTTTACAGTGAACGGAAATTGATCTTACGGATGGTCCTTGGTGAAAGGCCGGGGACTCCTTCCCCGAGTTTCAACAGCTCTTTATAAGCTGTTGAGCTTATCCGTCGTTGGATCAAGCTAAAGTCACGAGTCGAAATGATGTGATTGTAGAGGGCATCCCAATCCTCAACATCTGGAACCGTGTCTTCGTTAATCGACACCGAGTAGTCGCCGTTAGCAGTACGGGATAAACCCTCGGCATCCATTTTCTTTAGCAGCGCCAGGTCGATTTCGTCTTGGGCTGATTTCAAATCTTTAAGGCGAACATTGAGTAGTTCGGTTTCGCGCTTAATATCAGCGCGTTTTTCAATAAGGTCGTTAATGTTAATTTCAGTCACGCAGTTTTCCTCATGGGTGTTAGTTGGTTAAGGATGTTTAATAGATCTTCCATGCGTTCAAGTTTGCCTTCGAGTTTGGTATAGACATCGGGTTCCCACGTGTCGCTTGCTGCGATGTGGATGATCTCTGTTTTTTGCGTCTGGCCAGCGCGATAGATACGGCGGTTGAACTGCTGGTAGTGCTCTGCGTTGTAAGTCGGGGACGCCCAGATGACGGTTGTTGCTTTGGTCAGCGTTAGGCCATGGCCAGCTGACTGGGGATGCGCGAACACTACCTGGAGCTGCCCGGCCTGCATGCGGTCAACAATGTCTTTACGTTTGTTGGCTGGAGTTTCGCCGTCAATAACGGCGTACTCAATGCCCATTTCCTCGGCAAGTTTGACCATGTGCTCACGTTCATGACGCCAGTTGAACGCCACAAGTGAATGCTTACGCTCTGAGACTAGCTGCATCACGAGTTCATACCGCTCGTTGTGCACGCCTAGTGACTCGCCGTCCTCGGTGTAAACCGAACCTGTGCACAGTTGAAGCAGCTTTTTGACGCGTGCGCCTGCGTTAATTGCATTTATGGTTGCTTGGCCGGTGTAAAGAACAGAGTCTTCTGCCAGCAGTTTGTACTGCTTCATGATTTCCGGAGTCAGTTGCACACACATTGTGTGTACAGATTGCTCTGGCATATCAATGCAGTCTTCCAGTTTGTAGCGGATGTTGATGTCTTTAATGGAGGCAGCAACGATCTCTTGGGCGTTGGGTTTGTCGACCCACTCGTTGGCAAAACCATTGAACTGTGAGGTGCAGACAGCGGACCTGAAACCGTAGAAACGTTTTCCGAGTCGTTCACCATCGTCAACGATCAGTGTTGGATGCCAGATGTCCAGGATGGTGTTGCTGTTTGGCGTACCGGACATGGCGATGCGGTACTTAAACTTGGAAGCAAGCTTGAGGACTGCTTTGCTGCGCTGGCTGTCTTTGTTCTTGAACGCTGTGAACTCGTCAATGCACAACGTATCGAAGCCCGTTAACAGATGTTCGTTCTTAACGATCCACTTAACAGCGTCGTGGTTTGCAATGACTACGTCAGCTTTGCTTTTGAAAGCCTGCTCACGATTCTTAGCGTAAGCAACAATGTAAGTAATGCCAGGCTGGAACTTTTTTATGTCGTCGCCCCAGGATGCCGAAAGAATCGACAAGGGTGCGAGTACGAGCATACGTCCTTCTTTTCTCTGCGCGTAAGCGTCGATGACGCTGCGTGTCTTACCAGTGCCTGGGTCAGACGTTACGAGTGCGCGAGGAGCTTTGAGAAGGAAATCAGTAGTCTTAATTTGATGATCGAATTGTTTAAGCATTAGAAGTTATCTCAGTTAAGACTTAATAGTAATGGCATGAGCGTCAATGTTCAAGGAAATATACGGGTTTTTTACTATGCCAACAGTAGCCACAATCTGCGCATGACTCTGTTAGGCCAAGCTGCTCAGGGCAGACGATGCCGTCTTTGCCAGCTAGTTGCTCGGACGCAACAACTTCCGA